ATTGGCGTATTTGCTCATAGTAATATAGTTCTGGTTACGTAAGGACTAGTTTGTAGCGTTTTTCTTATACCTAATACGCTGGTAGGAACTCGATTGCTATTTAAAAATGCAACCAAATAACTACTTAACTCTCCTTTGGGCAGAGCTTGAAACTGTGCTAAAACTGTCAATGGATTTATACCCTGTGCTTGTGCTGTATATAATACCGAGGCAGCTAGAGTTTGTGCGGTTGCGGGATTTTCTGCATACTCTTCAAAAAATGCATTTATTGCATCATTGGTGTTACCGCTAACATTAAATGGTGCACTATAAAAATTATTAAAGTACCGTGGTGCAGGATTAGTTTGTGCACTTTGATTTGCTACTGGACCGGTTACGTTTGTTGCTGTTGATGCTTGAATGTTTGACATATAATATTAAGATAATGAATCAGAAATGTTTGAAATGTCTATAGTCGTATCCACTGGTGGAACGTCAGCAGCCCAAGCGCCAAGATTGGTATCAAGATATTGGTTACTTAATTCAACATAGCCACTGTCTACTGGAGGTATACCTGGATTGACTGCATCTGCCGGCAACTGTGCCGACGATAAGATATTGCCATTGCTATCTTCTGTAATCTGCGTAAAGGTTCCATCGGCGTTGGGAATAGTAGAAATTTGATTGCCGTTAGGCAAGGCTTGCGAGACCGTACCATCAGCAGCAATAGTTGGCGGAGGCAATGCCGGACGTGTTAAGTCAGCCCAAGCTCCACTAACAGTGGTACTAATACTTTGTCCAATACTTTTAAAGTATGGTGTAATTGTTTGGCTTACAAAAGTATTTACGGCTGCACTTGCAGCACTAGTTACTGCTTTGGTTGCAGCACTTACCACCATGTTCTCAGCAGTTTTAATTACTGCTTGTGGGTTGGCAATAGCAGCGGCACCTAGTGCCAATATACTTTTACCATTGGGGCCTAAACCTGCTGCCAAGCCACCAGTTACGCCATTGGCCAACGAAGTTGCAGCACTTCCGGCAATGCCAACACCTGCTGCCGCTAACTGTGCTCCTAGTACTGCTCCACTAGTCAATCCTTGCGTTAAGCTACCTAAAGCTGGCATACTTAATCCGCCATTGTTAGTTCCGCCGGCACCACTCATTGCAACAACTGCTCCGCCAAATGCTTCTGCATAAGCAACACTTGGTAGTACTGCGGCTGCCGCTAATGTTTGTTGTGATAGTAAATTGGGGTTAATATCTGTAGCGTTGTTTGCTAAATCTGTAATTGTACTCGGAGCATTACTAAAACCTCCCATTCCATCTGGAATTAATTGAGTGCCACCGCTTCCAGTTAAAGGACTTGGTGTGTTATCATAATGTAAATCTATGTAGCCACCAACTGTGCCAGTTGTAGTATATCCTGTCATGTATTTTACAGTTTCAAACTGTACAGTCATATCATGACTCATTAATCCTTGTTCGCCGTTGACATGGTCACCATGTTTAAAGCTGGTAATAATAGGATTGATTAATTCATACTCACTAAAGTTTTTTTGATACAAACTATAAATTCTTATTGCTTGTATATACTGGTAGGGTTGATTTGCTGCACTTTGGTTATAGCCCACTGCTGGTCGTGGAGTATACCCCCAATCGAAAGTTTGTCGGCTATTGTATTTTGTTGGTGCTGTATATGTAGCATCTGCGTAATCAGGATCTCGATAATAGTAGCTATAATAGTCGTACCAAAAACTTCTTACAGTATCGCTTTGGTCGTCATGAAACGAAATAGTTACAGCATCATACTTGATATTATTTTGTACGTAATTTTTACGATTGTATGCGTTGTGTTCTTTGAATCCAATTGTATATTTTGGTAAGTTAACACTCTTAACAATCATTCCCAATTCTTGAGTAGTAGTATTTGATATGTTTGTTATTAATGGATTTAAGTCAAACTCTACATAAAATAAAAAATTGTATTTGGGACTTAGTCTGAAATTTCCATCAACAAAAATTCTTGCAGCATGTCGATAATCTCGTAATACTGTTTGTGGTGTATTTTGAACTTGTCGAACTTGAGTAGTTGCTTGTGTTTGTGCTTGACTATCCAACGGCAATTGAAATCCATTGGGTGGTGGCGTTGATGTTGATGTTCCATCATACCGTGACTGCAATGCAGGTCCTGGTAAATCAGTAAATGGATTAGGTGTTTGGCGGATCATTGTTGGCATACTAATATTTAGTCAATAAAAAACCCGGTGGTTATTCCGGGTTAGTTGGAGAAGATAATTTTTAGTTAATGCTGGTGCCAGGTGTTTGTGTTACTACGCTTGTACCAACTCCGCCACCAATAGTTTGGATAGCATTGTCAAACTTAATTGTACAAGCAATCTGAACTGGATCACTGCTCTTATAATCCATCTCACCATAATCAACTTGGCTTAAGAAGCATCCATCCAATTCCCATTGTTCAAGAATTGTTGGAATTGAAGCTCCGTTTCCGCCATCTAGTATATCATATACTAATTGGAACTTATAGTTAATTCCAGATGCAGCACTTGCTTGCTCCAAGAAGTCAAATTGCTTCTGAATTTGCTCGCCAACTAGTCTACTTACCGACCCTGTTGCGTCATCACGTAAGTTAACTGTGGTTTCTTGCCACTCAGGTTTACCTTGTAAATATACTTTACTATTGTAAACGTCAATTGTGATTGGGTTGAAATTAACGTTTGGACGCTTAATATCAACCACTTGCTTGGTTAGCTCTGTAGTAGGGCTGGTAACGCCAAAATTAACAAAAGTAGCGCGAAAGCGATACTTTAACTTGGGCATTAACAGACCTTGTGAGGCACTACTTTGATTGTTTGCCAACGGTACTGTAAATTTACTTAACGATGCTACTGCCATATTATTCTCCTATTACTCTTATTTATGCGATTCTATTAAGTAGAAGTCGCTCCTAGTGCTGCGATTGTTCCGGGATTATACAAGGCAATCGGTATGTAAATAAACTCAACATCTTTCATTGGCTCAATTGCTACGTCAACATAAAGTTGATTGTTTGCAATAACGCTTGGAGTGTTATTGCTTGTATCGCAAATAACCAAGAAGTCATAAATGCCTCGATGACTTACAATATTGTTTAGTGCGCTTTCAATTTGAGTTGCAATTGACTTTCTTGTAATAGTGTCATTTGGTTCAAATAAGAATCCATTACTAATTGTATTCAATATTCTTCTTAGATAGTTTTCTAAGCGAACAACGTTAACACGGTTACGTGATGTTGAATCACCACTACGTGTTTCTTGTCCCCAAATTACAAGACCAACTCCTGGAAGTTGTGTAATTGGGTTGATATCAATTTCATATAATGCATCACGCAAACCTTGATTGATACCGTTATGTATAAATGCTCCAGTAGCTTGATTTACATAACCAATATCAGACAAGTTGTTTACTAGTCCACGGTGTGTTCCTGCTGGAGCAAACCAAGGATAAGCAACGTTGTCGTTATACAAATATGTACGTAATGCCGCATGACTTGCAGGAACTACAACTGTATTTCCAGATAAGTCAGTTGTTTGGCCGGCTGGATAATAAACTGCTAGGTATGGACTTGCTGTTGCTAATCCTAATCCTGCCCAATCTCCAGTATTGTTGCTCCAGTTTGTTAGTTCTGTTGCAGTTGGTTGCAGTGTAATTGGTGTGTCGCCAATAATAAATCCAGTGTCTCCACGATTGTCATTTAACGCAACCAAGTTAGGAATCAATTCTGGGTATCCAGGTGCACATAGTAAATTAAACTGGTAATTTGATTCAATTACATCAGTGTTACTATCTAGGGCGCTCTTCATTGCTGCTACTACTAGTGCACGTTGTGCATCAGAACCAGCATACATAACTCCGTATGGATCAAGTCCACTTGCGCTTACCCAAGAATTTACCACGCTTGGTAATGATCCACTTGTTCCTGGAGTAGTACCAGGATTTGGGAAGTTAGCAGGACTAAAATAGTTTTGTACAAACTTCTTGACATTAAATCCGCTGCGTCGTGTGTTGAACAATAATGTTCCACGTGGATATAATCTATAGTCAGGAGCGTCTTGATCAATCCAAGAACTAAACAATAATCCTTGTGATACGCCATCGCTGATTACAGGAATTACTGCGCTAACTGGATCGTTACCACCACCATTATCCCAACGTGCATCAGCAAAAATAATACCGTTATTGCTTACATGATCTTGGTTGTTAATTGCTACCCAAGCAGTTCCGTTATAACGACTTAGATTTGGATAGTTAACTAAATCACCACTGTTTAACCATAAGTCACCAGCCACTAGGCTTGCACCACTAACTTGGCTAGTTGGTGCGCTTGGACTAATAATAACTCCAGTGATATCAGTATTTGTTAAGTTGTAACCTCTAATATCGCTAGTAACTGTGCGGTATCCCTTCCAACCATTGTTGTTAATCATAATATCAACATCAGCTGGATTGCTATAATACCACAATGTTCCATTGGTAGGACTTGCATATGGTGTTGTTTTGCTATACTGGATGTTTGAGGTGATTTGACTAAAATTACCAATTACAACTGCGCCAGTAACATTGTTAGAACGGAATCCAGATCCAACTGAATTGTTTGCAAATCCTGCATTGGTTAGTGGAGTTCCAGATACGTTAACTAGGTTAATTTGTCCACCAGTTGTATGCGTAATTGATATTGTGCCATTGGCATTTAGTGCTGCTGTAACATAAGGAATTGCTGCTGCCTGTATTGCTGACACAAAACCTGCACTAGTAGTTGCACTTAGTGTAATTGTAGCACTATTAGTTGCACTAGTACCTAGTTGTGTTGCGGTAAGTGTAAAGCTATTACCAATTGTAAATGCAGTTGGTATTCCGCCAGTTCCCACTGACTGTACGCCTGGCAACTGTACTGCAAATCTCAACATATTTGATGTGTAGTCTGACACGTTGTAAGTTGCAATGATTTGACCGTGTTGAAGATTAACGCCTCCGCCTAGTGGATCAAGTCCATAAATTGCACTGCCATAGTTTGAATATAAAGGAGCAGCAAGTTGATTCCATGTTCCATTAGCCGCACTATATTGACTAAACACTGGATTAAATCCACCGCCGGTTGCTGTTGTTTTCCACCACAAGCTACCGCTTGGTCGTGGTTGAGTATCTGTTGAGAACCAACCACCAGAAGGTGTTTGTGCAAATGTTCCATAGAAGAAATATGGGCAGTAAAATACTGATGGTGAACCATAAACTGTTGATACCGCTGCGCCAGCTAAAGTTTTAATACCACTAGCTGCCAATGGAGTATTTGCTCCATCGACTAAAGAAAGTGTTCCTGCACCGCTGGCAGCAGCACTTGTTACAAAGAATGTCAATTGATTGTTAATTGCCGCTGCACTTACACCAGTAATTGCTGCGTTATTAATTGCAGTTACTAAGTTGGTTAAACTTCCTGTGCTAACTGTTACGTTAGATCCATTGATTTGCAAAGTACTGCTATTTGTAATTGTTGGGCTAGTTGTAGTTCCTTGTACTGCTGGAACTGAGTTTTGCCATATTGTTGATCCAACTTGACACCATGTGTTGTTTAGGGCGCCGGCAACGTTACCTGAAACGCTTGTTGTAGTTATTTTATAGAACAATCTAACGGCATTGGTAATTGATGTTGAAGACCCAACTGCGTTTGCAAATACTAGAGCATACTGTCCTGGATTACCAATGGTGCTAATTGGAGTTTGCACTGGATAAGAATAATTGCTGTCATTGACTACTTGACCTGGATCAGTAATTAATAACAAATTGCTATCAATGCTGGTAAATGAACTGGTGCTTGAATTCAATGAGTAAATACCAAATTCAGTTGCTGCTAGATTCAACCAGTATGTTCCATCGGCTTCATCTCCTGTTGGGCGAATGCTTGTTCCGTTTAATTGATCCAAATCAATGTTTGCACGAATTGCATACAATTGATTGCCAAGTCCTAGTGCGCTATATGCAGTTAATAAACCATATTCGTTTGTTTCAGCAGCATTAACTGGAGTACCAGAAGAGCTTGTTTGAAACATTGGTGCGCCCAATGCAGTTACTAAGTCTCGTTGACTAGTAAAAGATTGCAGTTTTCCTGCATAAGCTGCCGAAGTTCCTATTGCTGGAGCTCCGTTATATGTTTTGTCTTGTGCAGTGGCTAGTATAACTAGTGGTACTGAACCTACATTGCTGTTTACATATTGACTTTGGTCATTTACGGAAATTTCAATTCCTGGGGAAACTAGTGCCATGGTCATAATCCTTTATAATACATGTTATGAATATTTAGTTATAATGCCAAAATTCCATGGTATAGCAGGAGCCTTTGCAAAGGTTTCGTATAAATATTGCTATGTTGAAACGTGAATTATGTCCAATCTGTAATGTAAACGCCTGTGCCATTAATTATGTCAAGGACGAAGTGTACCACTACCGTAGTAAGTGTAGTAGTTGTATTCGAAAGGGAAGAAAAAATAAACCAGTGCCTGCTTGGGCCAAGTCAGGATATACAAAAAAACCGCAATGTGAAAAATGCGGTTTTAAATTCAAGTTCCCCAAGGAACAAAGTGCGGTGTTTTATGTCGATGGCAACTTAAAAAATAACAATCACTTTAATCTCAAGACTGTGTGCTTGAATTGCGTGCAAGAGGTGTATAAGAGCCGACTACCTTGGAAACCTTCGGAGATTGTACCAGACTTTTGAGTTGGGTAAACAACTCGTCAATTGTGTCATTATTGTCTATCTCTGCATCAAATTCTGTTCCGGCCCAGGCAGTCTCACTGGGGTGTACTCCTAGAGTTTTTAAGTTTTCTATAAACATTGCTTCGCCAGCATTTGCTCGTGTAGCAACCTCGTACCACTCAGGAAGCGGTCCACGTTGTATCCAAATTATACGGCCGCCTTGTGCTCGTATTGCCTTGATCTCGTTAGGAAATCTACAATCAGTGATCACAATATTGTCTCGGCTGGTACGTATTTTATTCTCTAGACTTGCTATCCACATGTCGTCGTGGAAGCCATCTCGAATAACCTCAGTGCCCCAGTATTGTAATACGTGTCTTGGGGTAATATCTCGTCCCAGACGTGTACTCCACCATTCATCTCGTTGTTCTCTCCACTCTCGGCTTTGAGTAGTTCTACCCTCGAGCAATTGGCGATCCCAGCCAAATACGTTGGCAACAGCGTCCTTTAAACTACTTGCAAAACTTTCCCTACGATACCCGTGAAAGTTTACCAAATAATCAGCAGCAGTGTCCTTGCCGCTGCCTATCAATCCAACAATACCTATGATCATAAAAAATGCTCCTGTACGAGCATTTTAACTTATTTGTAATATAAAGTCAATTACTTTTTGGCTTTATGGCAATATCTATTTCACCATCATTGCCTTTGATTTTTAATGTAACAGGACCACGTGCTTTAACTGGACTTGTTTTATGTATATCTGGATTCTCGCTTGAACCATTAGGTGTTAATCTATGTGATTTAACTCCAAAGGCTTTTTCAGCTTGGTCAAGTATATCATGCTCGCCTTGTGAGTAGGCTACAGTAACTAAAGCCTGTCCGCTTGGACCTTCTTTCTCGGGTTCAAATTCATATTTGCCATCAGGTGCGCCAGCACCGGGTAAGAAATGTGCTGCAAAACGCCAAGGAGCATAGGGACTTGAGTTATCTAAATTTGGATGATTCTTCATACCCGGAGTAGCAGTAATATGGCTGTCAGGCATGCGACTTTCTTCAGTAATAATTTCTTTAATTCTCATAATGATATTTATCCCATAATCCAAGTCAACGGCTGGCTACCATCAACGTACAATTTCAAATCTTCTTCTAGTTTTTCCATTTCGGCTTGTGCTTCTGTTTTTAGATCAGCACCGTTTAGTGTAGCTCCGCCCTGCGGGCCAGCTATTTGACTAAACTTAGAGCGTGCTTCGCCTAGAATTCGCTTGCTGAAACTATAAGCATAATCTTGTATCCATGGAAAAATCTGCGGATCATTTAATAACATTGAATCAGGTTTTATATTATCAATTTGTAGCAACACACTTTCATTTTGTGTTGGATCGGGATTGGCTCCTTGGAATGGCATTTTACGAACTAGCGTTAACTTTTTAGTAGTTCTGTTAAATGTAAAATTCATAAAACCACCAAACATGGTCATGGCCAACTTTTGATAGTCGACGAACAATTCATAGTTGGTAAGTCCGCCAACACGTCCTGCGGTTAGCATATATGTATTCAAGTAGCCGCTAGAGAACGGTTCAAATTGACTTGCTGTAGTTCCTGTCACACTTCCAATACCACGTCTGTAAATAGCCCTAATGTTTTGTATCTCTTTGGGCATGATGTATTCTTGAGTCTCGGGCAATAGTTGCAAGAACGCATAGCTTTCTTCGTATGCATTTTGTGCTCGTTGTCTGTACTTAATCATGGCTTGATTAATTGCCATTTCATAGTGTTCTTTTTCAAGCTCAACATCAACTATGCCGTCTGCCAAACGCATACGAATGTAGTCGGTTATTGCTGCACGGATTGAGTCGTTAGTATTGCCGTATGCCCAATTTGGATCTTGTACGCCAGGAAATGTTACTGTGCTTGATCCATCAAAGGCAATGTGTGCCCCAGATTGTGCGCCTGTATTGGCATTAAAAAGACTTGGAGCGGTTATATTATTTTGATGATCATAACCCGGCTCAACTGTGACATTACTTGTAAATGGTGTACTCATGAAAAATCCCGTATAGCGTATTTATTACACTATTACGGGATTGGTTAGTATTAAACTGCTTTAAGTAACACTATCTCTGCGTTCATTCTGCCGTTTAACTTGCTCTCAGTGGCTTTGACATCATCCAAGAACTTTCTCAGCTGAACTTTTCCTGCTTTTGCAAACTCTCTAAGTTGTTCTTCGGGCTTACGCAGGGTTTTGCATACGCTCTTGCTTTCATCAAAATTAATGATACTGGTACCTTTCACACTCAAGGTCTTGTATGCTTCGGCTTCGTATCTTCCAAGTTTTCTGTATTTTGTGTTATAAATCCATAACGTCTGTGCACCTACAATTTCTGCAGGATTGATACTAACAATCTTTAGTTCGGTATGCGTTTTAGCATATTTGAGTTTGGCAATTACCTTTTCTTTGCTAGGAGCCTTTTTAACTCTAGCTTTCTTGAGCGACTTTTTAACTCCACGATACTGTTCGATCGCTGCCATCAAGTTGTCAATCCAAGCAATCATTCGCTTGAAATCTGCTGCCTTGTAATGTGCATAACCTTCTTTTAAGTCTGCATCTTTTTTGGCCATTGCCAGTTCAAGTTCCTGTTTACGAGCTTTGTATAATTCCTCATACTTGCCCAATTGGCTTTGTACTACATTCTTGGCAACTAAAAAATCATAGGGCTTAAAGTCTGTTTTAATTGCTTTTGTAACATCATCATACACACCTTCGATGTCACCAATGATCTCGCTTGTTTTCTCATTTAAACGATCTTGGATTGTGGGAGCTCTATATACTTCTTTGACTTCTTCTACAACCTCTTGCACTTCAGGCTCGGCGCCATCAATTGCTTTTAGAATACACTCATCCAAAAATTCAATATGTCTAGGCTTTAGGGGCATATTAGCACGAATATGTGCCATAATCAAACAACATGCAGTCATTGGAATACTGCGATCACCACTACGTTCAAAGGCTTTAATTTGCTCTTTGTTAAAACGCTTGGTTTGTAAACGCACCCATTCTACAACATTTTTACGTGCATCTTTTTGACTGTAGTAATAGTTGTAGTAGTAAAAACTTTTTCTCAGTTTGTGATCAAAGTCTGCATCGCTCAGTTCAATGTCGCTGGCGTCCCAGTCAGGCTCGCCTCCGGTGTACTTTTCATCGTGAAAAGCCGGATTACGAACTTTGGTTTGTTTGGTCTTGATCTTGATGCCTGCCACTGTTGCCATATTATCTCCCGTAAAACTATATTATACTACATCTTGAGCAAAGTGCCAAATGTCAGGTGTTGCTCTAATACAACAAGAGCTTCATCCAATTGGCGAGCCAATTCTTCATATCGAACAGTATATCGATTTCGGCGCCGACATTCCACAAATTCCCCGTCCAATTTTGCCCAATAAGCCACACAATTTTGAAACATCAAATTCAATTTGGCGTCGCCCAATCGTACTACGATGGGACGAGCATCTGCTATTCTGTTGTAAAGAGCGGGGCTATGTGACTGCATAACTGTAATTATACTAGATAAATCATTCCCAGTCAAATTGGGTAAATACACAATAATCTAGGAAAAGACAGTGGCAAGACTAAGTTTATGGCAAAATGGCCGACACACAAATGATTACAAATTCTTGGATCGCCGGATTTCAGAAATGTTTACTATTGGCGGTACCGGAGTATTGTTAAACAAATATCTCGGTCCTGTAGCACAAGGTGTACAACTAACAACCACTGCAGGCCAAACCGTAAACACCGATCCCTTGACTTTTAGTAACACAACTGGTGTTCAATTAAATGATTTTGCATTTGGCGCAGGAATTCCCGCCAATGCTCAGGTTATTGCAATTAATACAACCTCAATAACGCTTAATGTAACAACAACTAGTCTAGTAGGCACTGGGGCAACTATTGGATTCAGTAGCGATGCTACTCAGCCCAGTTATACCAATCAAAGTGCATTAAACATTCAAGACTTGTTATGGACTGAGAATCGAGATAGAAAATATGATACCTCAGTTTACAAGATGCGCGGTATATATCAACGTGCTGATCAAGACTTTGACCTAAGCCAATTTGGTTTATTCTTACAAACTGGCACTATTTTTATGGTGTTTCATTTACGTGACATGGTGGACCAAATTGGGCGCAAACTGCTAAGTGGTGACGTATTAGAGCTAGAACATTTAAAAGACTATGATAGTTTGAATCAAGACGTGCCGGCTGCGTTAAAACGTTTTTATGTTGTTGGCGATGCAAGTTGGGCAAGCGAGGGTTTTAGCCCTACATGGTGGCCTCATTTATGGCGTGTTAAACTTAATCCTCTTGTTGATAGTCAAGAGTACAAAGACATTCTCAATAACATTGCTGCTGGTACGGGAACAACAACTCCAGTAGGATCAATCTTGAGTACCTACAATACTTACTTAAACATCAATGAAGCAATTGTTGCCCAAGCAGATTTTGATGTTCCTACTTCTGGTTACGATACTAGTAATTTTTACACCATAGCCAATGTAGGCGGGGTAGCACTTAGCGGAAATGCTGTAACCAGTGACTCTACAATCATCACCGCAGACAATACTGCAATTACCGGGGACTCAGGAATACCAAGCCCAGATTACAAAATTGAAGGTTACTTAACCGGAGATGGCAAAGCTCCAAATAGTTTAGTAACTGGAGCTGGAGTGGCCTTCCCAAGTAATCCAAAAAATGGCGATTACTTTTTACGATTGGATTATTTGCCCAATAGACTGTTTAGATTTAATGGTAATTTTTGGGGCAAGATCGAGGATGCAGTACGCACTAACCTAACCCCAGGTGCTACAAATAATCAAACACAACTTGCAGGATATGTAAATAACACAAATACATTCACTGACAGTAACGGCAATACACAAAATAGTCTGCAACCCCTAAGCCGTGTGTTAGGTATTAGAGCAGACAATAATGAAAGTTAATTATGGCTAGTTTAGTTCAATTTACATACGATGGACAAATACGGCGTTTTGTAACGCAATTTATGCGAATGATGTCAAACTACCAAGTTGAGTTTGGTCGTGATGCCAATGGCAATCGCACACTGCAAACTGTTCCAGTTTACTATGGCTCACCAAGCCATCAAGCAGATACAATCATTAGACTTAACAGTGAGAATCCACTGAATGCTGTTCCCGCAATGGCAACTTATATCAATGCGCTAACATACGACCGTGATCGTTTACAAAATCCCTATCACGAGAGTTATAATAGAATTATAGAACAAACATTTGATTCTGTTACGCAAATGCCTACTGGTGCACAAGGCAGTGCGTATAGTGTTGAGAGAATTATGCCTGCACCATATAAGTTGCAAATGAAGCTAGATATTTGGACCAGTAACACAGATCAAAAGCAACAACTACTTGAACAAATGTTGCCTTTGTTTAACCCTGGATTTGAAATACAAAGCACCGACAACTTTTTAGACTGGACCAGTTTAAGTGTTGCATTATTAACTGATATAAGTTATACCAACAGAACTGTACCACTAGGAACAGATGACAATATAGATATAGCTTCATTGACATTTGAATTGCCAATTTGGTTAAGTCTTCCAGCTAAAGTTAAAAAGGCAGGAGTTGTGGCACAAATTATTGCCAACATCTATGACACCAGTGGAGAGTTAAACACCGACATTGTGAATACGGTAGCGACTACTCAATTGAGATTTACACCAATGAATTATGATATTATCTACGTAGGTAATACGCTTACCTTGTATGAGCCGTTGCCAGCATCTGGCGAAGGAATTCCGGTGGCATGGCAAAATTTACTCACGTTGTATGGCAAACTAACCAATGGTATAAGCCAAGCTAGATTGAGCTTTGACTACACTGACGGACAGCATGAGATCGTGGGCACTGTTGCATTTAGTCCGGGCGATCCTTCTCAGTTACTATTCACTCCCGATACTGCTACTTTACCAGCAAATACACTACCTCCCGTGAATGCCATCATTGATCCATTTAATGTTACTGTTAACAATAGTATCCTAAACCCAAGTACAGGAACTAGTTATTTGATATTAAATCCAATTGGCGATGCTGATGGTACTAGTGCTACCGCTTGGCAAGGTGCAACTGGTACGAACTTAATCGCCAATGCCAATGACATTATACAATGGAACGGCAGTTACTGGACTGTGATATTTGATAGTAACAACTCTGGAGTTCAGTACGTTACCAACTTGACTACACAAGTTCAATATGTATGGAACAATGGCGTTTGGCAAAAGAGCTATCAAGGTATTTACAAAGCCGGAAATTGGAGTTTGGTACTGTAATATGACCGAGCACTTAGAGGGATGTGGCGCATTAATTTACGCTAAAAAAACCAATCGTTATTTGTTCTTGCTACGCAATAAAAGCAAACACAGTGGTAGCTGGGGCATTGTGGGCGGTAAAGTAGATGCTGGCGAAACTGTAATGCAGGGCCTAATTCGAGAAATCCGCGAAGAAATTGGTGTCGACTATACTGCTCAAAAATTTATTCCCTTAGAAACATTTACCGCAGACAATAGAAAATTTGTTTACTATACTTTTCTTGTTAGTGTTGACACAGAATTTGTTCCCTCACTCAACGAGGAACATAGAGGGTATTGTTGGGTAGAACTAGATGATTATCCCAAGCCCTTACATCCAGGACTTTGGCGTAGTTTTAGTTTTGATATTGTGCGTAAAAAAATTAAAACGCTAGAAAATATATTAAATTAAGCAGACAACAAGCCAAGATCTGCTTCTAGTACAAAATCAGTATACTCGATTTGTCTAAAATTAGGCAAGCTAATATGACGGTCATGTGCCCACCAAGTACTATTTGGCATCACTCGCACAAATTCTACATCATTGTAAGTGGTCATTACTGCATGTAATGAATTTGTAAAATACACATTAGAATGAACTTTATCTGTTAATTGGTACGCATTGGTACCTTTGTATATGTTGTTGTATGGACCATCCTGATCGTAACTGTCAAAGCCTAATAGGAATACTTTTTTGTGTCCATCAAAACAAGCCATATATGCAGCAACTGCTCCTGCATCAAAATATAAATTTTGTGGTATTAGATAAAATTTACCAGGGTAGTCTAATAATGCATCTGCATTAGCATAAACAATATTATTGTTGCAATAATCAGAAGCGGCTATTTCCTCAATAATTTCGTCCCCAACTGCAACTAAAAAATCTGGAGAATGCTCGCGATACAATGCATTACACCCATAAGTTTGTAAACTATTCACACCGCCAATTCCAGAGACATGATTTACAACTAAATTTAAATCCATTGTAGCTCTACTTTCACCATTGCCAATTACCGCGGCTTGTGTGGTAGTATGTGTATTGAAAACACTATTTGGCACTGATTCTAATTCTGGTGTCCAAGAGACATCTTTATAGACAAGATTTTTAACCACGCTTTCGCCAGAGTAGCTGCTTCTGTAAAGTTTTTTAAGTTGTTGCATTTGAGATTCCTGTTACAGTGTATTTATGCAATTTACATTGGTATGGCAGTTCTAGACAATTTTACAGTATTGTTTGAACTAGTTCCCGTTGCCCAAAGGGTTATTGTGCCTGCGCTCATATTTGCAGAAAAGGTCATTCTCTGGCTTGTACCGGTGTATATTATACCGTATGTAACTACGTTAACGTTTGCCCCGTCTTGTGCTAATAGCACTTCGGCCGCTTGGCTTTGTGATGTAATAGTATCTTGAGCTGATATTATGTATTTTGCTACACGAATTGTTGTATTAGCAAATGTATCAATTGCAGTTGCACCAGTACCAACACTAGTAATGGTATTTGCAATATCAGTAACAGCAGACGTTCCACGGGTAATATTGCCGCCAACATTCAAATTGCCAGCAACTCCTGCACCGCCGGCTACTACTAATGCACCTGTAGTGGTTGAACTTGACGTCGTAGTACCTGGTATGACTACATTGCCTAATTGATTTACACTTAGTACTGATTGGAGATTGTTATTGCCATTGTTACCGTCTGCTTTAATAAACCATTGGAAAGTGGCTCCGTAGTTATTATCATCAATTGCACCAAATCTTGCACCCGGTATTCCGTTACCTACACCAGTGTATGTGTAAAAATCAATAGCAGATCCAGCGCCACCGCTACCACCAGTATTAATTAAATTAAGTTGTGTTTTTAGTGTAGCTGACTGGCTATTGATTAAATTTAATGGGGCTACAGTATATAAATTATTTGGACTACTTGGAACTGTACCAAGTGTTACATTGCCTATAAACGCTCCAGCAACTTGTACATTACCACCAACATACAAATTGCCAGCAATACCAGCCCCACCTGCTACTTGTAATGCGCCCGTAGTAGTTGAAGTTGTTGCGGTGGTATTACTAACTATCAGCTGGTTTGTTATAGTGCCACCAGTGAATCCACCGCCTGCGACCCAGGCTAAACTTGTACCATTGGATCCTAGTACCGATCCAGGAGAGCCCAAGGTACCATTTATGTAAAGTCCAGCGCCATTGACAAATAATACATTTCCAAGTTGTACATTGGCATAATTTGATATAGAGATATTACTAGCCGTTACTCCAGCATTGTTAGTAAAAGCATAAACAAAACTTTGTAGACTCTCGCTCCAATACATTGCGGTATTGGCTACTAGGCCATGAGCACGATTAAATATGAATCCAACATCAACATTTGGACTTGATGCTCCAGCATTCAATACTGTCATTGATTCATTGAAAACTTCAATGTTTGTGCTTAAATTATTAACTAGTGGGCGAGTTAAAGCCATTATTTTATCCGTCTTATTCTATATTTAGCAAAAAACAAAAGGGCCCTAAGGCCCTGTTTTTGGGGTTAGAAATTGGTTAAACTCTGCCGACTACCACTTCAATAACGCCTTTTCCAGCAACTGGAAATGCTTGTAGTGCTTTACCAATAACTTGCCCAACAGTGGCACTATTATTTGTTTTAGCATAACCAAACCCAGCACTAACCATTAAATCCCCGGCTTGCACAGGTCCAATTACTTGGCATGGAACACGTCCCATTAATGCTAGTGGGGTCACGTATTGTCCCGTTAATCCGCCATTCATTAGAGTTGCAGGATTTGTAGAAACTACGCCTGCTACGCGAGTTGTATCAGCGTCTGCTACCATTACTTCTGCGCTACCGCCAAACATTAATACAGTACCAGGATTATAAAATTTATCAGCTTGATAGTTTTCTGCCAAGTCAGCGTAAAGTGCATGAACCGCAGTACCGTAAAAGTTATTCCACCAAGCACTAGTTGATCCCAAGTTAACCGAAGCATTAGCATTTGGCACAATTGCTGCGCTCACAGTCAATCCAGCCAGGGTACCAACTGCTGTAATATTTGTTTGACTTGCAGTTTGCAATGTACCTGTTAATGTTGTACTACCACTTGCACCAATTGAAGTAACACCACCTAATGTAGTAATATTTG